GATAACTCCTTCTCGTAGCGCAAGTTAGCCTCGCATTCCTCGTTGGTACACTCGAATTCGTAAATAGGCATTAAATCAGCCCTGACAAGTGCGGCATGGCACATCCTCTAACTTCCACGATCCACATTTAGTGCATCTCTCAGGGACTAATTCTACCGAATCTTTATTGATATCTCCGTAAATAGGGAGAAGTAACTGCACCAAGTCTGCAAACCGCATAAAGGCCAGATACTCGGAAGCATCTTCTCCTTGGCCATTCATTCGGCACACCACGAACGGAAGCTCTTTGCCATCCGCTCGCTTGCTCGCTTGGCGCAGCCACCCCATAAAATCTAGCTTAGACCTTGCCTTGATCTCGCAGTCGAACGGGACTCCGTGAATGTCTTTGCCAGACCCCCGACCAACACTCGCATACGGCCACCATTGCTGGAGATAAGAAGCAACGACTCTTTCCGTACGCAAGCCTCGGTCTTTTCTGTGTCGTGTCATAGGTGCAGTTTATCTTCGCACTTCTTACACAACCAGACTACTAAGCCATCATCTCTGGTGTACTCGTTACACATAACATCGTTGTCGCATAGATCGCAATTAGTCCAGCCGAATGAACCGGCATTGAAGTTATATGTGTGACTCATGCCTTGCCTGCTGAATTAACTGTGTGGCACTCTTCGCAAGTCCACTCATGTAGTAGGTAGCGACTCTTTATCTGGGCTCTTGTTGGAAACTTGTTACATAACTGGCATATCAGCTTGTAACCCAGTTCCTCGAGCAGTTCTGAATTAGCCCTAAGATTGGCTCGTTGCTCTTCATTGGGGAATTCTTCCCATTCACCATCTTGGTTTAAGAACTGTATGTAACCCATCAGCGTTTCACCTGTGGTTTCCATTGTCCGGTCTCTTTATCAATCTCGTACCAGATAGGCTCGCAGCGTTCTGCATCGCCTAGAATCTGAGCCATGCACTTCCAATGACCCCAAGGCTTACCTGCCTTAGAAGTTCCGGTCTTCCATACACGCGCACCATGAATGCAACTCTCGTCTATCGGAGTGCCACCAAGGACAGCCTTCACCGTCTCTACAGCTTGCTCCATAGTCTGAACTGGTGCTGCGAATGATTGACTCCATGGATCACTTTCCTTTGGTACTGGGACATATTCTTTTGATGTATCAGCCATCTTAGCCTTTACTTGCTCGATGTTAGCCTTTACTTCTGTTATGGCTTTAACCTTGGTCATCTCCTCGCGGCTTGGTCTTTTGCCTTTAGTCGCATAACCTGCTCCCGCAAGTGCGCGGCCAATTGCAGACGTTTCTGCGTTTTCCAAAGCAGAAGTAGCATTGACTCCACGCCCCGAAATCGTCTCCTCTGCGAGCCCAGTACACCAAGGGTGTTGATCAACTTCAGTTCGATAGATAGCAGCTGAAACAATAAACCGGCCATTATCCGAATCAAGCAACTCCGTAAAAATGCGACCATCTGGGTGATCCTTCCAAAATTTAACTAATCGTTCCTCGACTGTTTCGTAATCATCTAAATTAAACATAAAGTTCATTCTCCTCTGTGTGCAGTTGTCCGGCTATAGCAAAGTACGCTGCGCCATCGATGTAATTGTCTGGCTTTGGAGATTCCATTGACCTTGCGATTTTGACCAATGCCAGACACATTGCCACCTGATAATCTGTAACTGGCATTTCGAGGTATGCGCTCCAGAGTGCGGCTGTCCTTGACATATTGTCTGACGGGTGACCGTAATCAAGTCCTCTGTCCTGGATAATAGCTCTCGCTTCGTTGAGGTAGTCACCGGCAATCATCGATTCACCTGGTGCTGGGTTTGTGCCTTGATAAGGCGGCGAGCATTTATCTTGCCCTGAATCTTGCCGTGTTCATGCCCTTTGGCGTATCCAATAAGAAACCCTGGAAGTGACCCAATTAGCATTGAGATTAAAACTATGTGATCGTGATTGGTAATCATCTTGCTCCCTTCGCGCCGTACTTCGGCACTAAGAGAAAGTTACCCTAGTGGCAGCTCTTGGTCGATTAGATTTAGATAACGAAACGGTAACAATTCTGTCGTGTCTACTTGGTCATCTATGGTGCGCTTAATGTCGACATATAAATCATCCATAACGCTTGCCCTGATAAATGAACGAGCCATCCTTGTGGTCAATAGGGATTAGCTCTGGGGTGAATCGTCTGCCGTGTAAAGTGCCGACTACGAATCCCATCTGCCAGTTAGCATAACCCTTTGTATAGCCCATACCCGGGCTTGAAAGGTCTACTAGGTTGCCAACCTCGACTCCCCATACAATGCGCCCGTAACGCCCCCCAGAGGCCTCAGAATGGGCAGATAGCCCAAGTCTGTGTGTGTGACCCGAGACGATTGATTTACCCATGCGCATAGCGCCATTTAAGGCCGTTTGCCCCGGTTTGTTTGATAGTGGAAAAGCATCGCCGTGGCAGGTATGCCAGCCTGGAGCGAAGTCAAAGCCATTTGGATGATATTTAATTCCGGCCTTGTCGTAGCCCATAAATTTGTCATAGCGCAGCTCTGGTAGGTTCATAAATGCTGGGAGCCTGCGAGATAAAGATTTATAAACTCGAGCGCCGTGGTTGGAGCCGACTACATCGGTAACGCCAAGATATTCCAGAATCTCTAAAGTTAACTTACGATCCTCATCGATGTTGCCTTCGACCTCTTGCCAAGGTTGAGCAAAGCCCCCAAGCTGAGGAAGGTCAATTTCATCACCGATACAAATGGTCTGGTGAGGCTTGTAGACCTTTAAGAATTTACCTAGATTTTTGACTGCTGCTTCGTGAAAGAACGGTGCCTGAATATCTGAGATCCATGCAATTCTTTTGACTGCCATTTAATCCTCGTCATCATCCTCGTATGGGATATTGTCTATCCGGTTGGGTAGGTTTGGAATAATCCAGTCCGGGAAGGTTTCACGATCTGAGAGCAGCCAGAAGGCATGAGTCTCCGTGAATCCTGCTCTGCGCAATGACTTGTAATACTCGTTTAACGCTATTGCATAAGCATCTAGTGCGCTGTAAGTATCTAAGTCTATGACTGGTCGTTTCCTTGCCATAGATAAAGTGTTACTTACCTAACAGCTCGATGATTGTATCGACACGCGCTTCCAGTCGATTAACCTGATCCTTAATGCTTGACCCACCATTGGGCTTAAGTTCTGTGAGGTAGTGCTTAACTAGAAACTGTAGATAAGCCGCTGTGCCGCCGAGGACAGTAACAATTCCAACGGCAACAGCCGAGATATCTACCGCGCTCATTACTTCTTAGGCGTTGCGTATCCGAATACGCCTGCTAATACCGCCCAGAGAACTGAGCGATAATCGAGTGCAAAGTTAGATGCTCCCCATGCAGCTAAAAACGCTCCTGCTGTGAGAATTGCTGGGTTCTTCATGTTCATACTGTGCCGCCTAACATAGGGATAGAAAAGAACGAACCGTCGTGATCGCCCTTTGGACTGAAAGAAATATGGCAATGATGCTTATGCGGATTAGATCCTGCATACTTTCGCCAACGCCAACCCAAGCGAGGCGATGCGATTCGGCCATTGAAAATGATGTAAGAGATTCTTTTATCACCGGCTTTGGCGCAGAGTCGAATCTGGTCAGCAATATCAGGCATGAGGTCGGGTTTTGCCTTACCAGATACATCCCGGTCAACATCGATAGCCCTAACTGTTTTGCTATCAACTGATGGAATATGGTCAGACTTACCAGCTGCGACATGACGAGCATCTGCGATCCATCCATCCGAGGTTCTATCTCGGTCTGGAAAAGTATCATCGAACTGCTCTCTTAGTTGCTGTCCGGCTTTGCATAACTTGGGAGTCATGCCAGTAGGAGTTTAGCTTCGTCTGCTGTGATTCCTAGGCGCTCGAGGAGAGCAGCCTTAGCCTGTCCATCTGCCTTAGCCTTAGCATTGGCTTCTGATTTAACAGCAAGCGCAGCAGCAACTTCAGCGTTTCTAATTGCCTGTTCATCGTCTGTCATAGCTCGGACAATTTCCTCGCCTGTTTCAGCATTGAATATGTAGATATTATCGTTTGTCATTATGCCTTCGCCATTCCATAGACTGAGATGTTTCCTGTAATGTTCCCGCCTACACCTAAGAATCTAAGTCCGGTATAAGTACGCGCTGTAACTTGATAGAAGCCTGCTGTATTGGCAGATAGAGCACCGCCTGAGAATCCAACTAAATACCCAATAGGATTCTCGCTTGCATTTCCAACATTGCTAATAAAGAAAGAACCGCTTGAAGCTTGGGCTGCTGAATTTCTAATGTCGACTAAGGCTGTAACAGACGAAGCATTGTTATTATTTGTTACTCCATAAGTAACATCTAGTGAAGCAGTCTTGCCGTAATATCCGGCTGTCTCTGTAGTCGGCCCGGCGTAACGCAACTGAATTGCTAAATCGTCTGACACATTTGTGCCGTATATGGTCTCTAGGACAATTTGGTAAACATTGTAAGTACTAGTAAAAATGCTGTTAAGGTCTACTGTAGCCACATTCGAGAATGTTGATCTAGAAATAAATGTAAATCCTGATGTTGATGCTGCCGGGGTAGCCCACTTAAGGCCTGTAGCAGTAGTTGAATCGACAGTAAGAACTTGGTTATTTGTGCCAACTGCTAGGCGTGCTGGAGTGTCAGCTGCTGTTGCAGAAATGAGATCACCCTTGGCATCGACAATAGCGTTCTGAATAGCGTTTGAGTCATCTTGAGCGACCCATGAGTAATCAAGGTCTGTGTTAGATGCCTTGGCTAATACTTGGCCGGTTGTGCCGCCTTTAAGGTCTACTAGGGCTGTGTCAATATCTTGGCCAAGTGCAGCAATAGCGGTAGCGCCATCCTTTACTAGGTCTGTCGACTGAGGGATATCCCACCCAAAGTTAGTTGTTGTTGTTGCCATTACGCTACTACTCCGATCGCATTAAGCCAGGTTAGGCTTGTGTTGAGTGTGTTCCAAGTCTCTGCTGCATTTACCTGCTCCCATTTTACCGCAACTTGGGAGAAGTTTATTGGAGAAGCGTTGAAAGTCACGCTTAGGTTGTTAAGGCTTGCCCGGAATGTCCAGCCCTCGATGTAGCCCTGGAAAGAACCCAAAGAGATATTAGGCGGTAGATTCTGAATCCAGACTGGCTGGCCTAAGAATATGTTGATAAGGGCATCTCTATCGGCATCGTCAATTTCAGGGTTTCCAAGAGTGAAAGTAATGCTCTGGAATTTAGGAAAAGGATTAGCTCTTAGTTCAATGTAACGATCTGCCAAGGCTTCAGCATCTGCTGTGTGCTTAATGCGAGAAGTATAAGATTCTCCATAAGTGCCATAAATAGATTGGCTAGTTAAATCCTCAGCTACATAGGACTGGTTGCCATTGTTATTGTAAATTATGTTGAAGTAGTTTCTAAGGTCTCCAGCGCGAGTGGTCGCAGCTAGTCCGAGGCCATTGGCATGGTTAGCATCGAGTGTGGTGTACCCGTTAGCCGCTAGGTAATCCTGGCGATGAGTCTGATCTGCATAACCGATATTGCCGTTAGCATCCTCATAGAGAACGCCAAAGGCTGAGTTAGCGATATCTGTGCAAAGTGAGTAAAGGTCTGTCTTGCTCGATGATCGTGCAATTAGTTCATAATCGCCTGGCTGGTCTATCTCGCCTAGTCCGATATTGACGGCATTAGCCCAAATCTCAGTAGGGTCATAAGTAGCCCAAGTCTGAGCTGCTGGAACTTCATTCCATTGGCCTAAGAGATAGCCTGAGAGAAGTGTATAAATCTGGTCACCGTCAAAGTCCTGGGACAAGATTCCGTTATCAATAATCTTAGGTAATTTAGATAATGCACCTAGAGCTGTGATAGTTGCAGTAGTTGTATAGCCAAGGTCTCCGGCTCTATTAACAGCAACAGTAAAATCTGAAATTAAACCGCCAAAGATAGGCACATAAGTACCTACTGAATTGGTCACTTCAACTGTAAGGCTAGTCCCTACCGTAAAATCATAAGAGCTGTTATTAAAGTTAATTAACTGCAACTGGCAATAGCCTGCAACTGGCTGCTGGTTAATATCAGTACGCCCAGAAGTTACTGTTAGGTTAGCAACGGTAACATCGGTTACTTCTGTGCTGTCTACCAGAATCTTATAGGTGGGAGTCCAGGCGGTCATGCGTAGATTAAGCTCCCGCCTAGGGTTCCTCGAGCTGAGGAGTCATTAAGAATAGTTACGATTTGGCGGGCTGTTGACTCGCTATCGATTGCCCCATTAACTGTAATATTGGTAGTTCCCGCGCTTGCTGCGATATAGCGTGGAAGTGAAGGCGTGATAGGTGTTGGAGCCATTGGAGCCGATGGAGAAGTTGCCCCACCACTAAATGAAGCTCCTGAAAAAAAGTTTCCTACGGCTGAGCCTGCGCCCTTAATAGCATCGATGATTCCCTTAATGCTGTTATAAATCTTTGTAATGTTAGTAACGAAATCAGCAAACTGGTCAATGATTGTTGAGATGATTTTGCCTAGAGCCTTGAAGGCTAGGCCAAGGGTTTCACCGATAGCAGGTGCTACATAAGTGACCACGAAATCAGTAATGTTCTTGAGAAGGTTAAAGAATGGGCGCAGCTCGTCATTATTAGCAGCAAGAGAATCTTTAACTGAATTAAATGCTGATCGTAGGCCGTTAATGATTGGCTGGAGAACCTTGATAACTGGCTGAAGTTTCTCGCCTAAATTGGAAGTAAAATCCTGAATTGCCGGAATGACATTCTTGACAATGATTTCTACCATTGGAGTAATGGCATCGAGGATAAAGGCTCCTACTGTCTCCTTGCCTTCATCAAAGGCAATGGTAAGGCGGTTTAACTTGCCTTGGAATGTGTCTGCCTTAGTAGATGCCTGGTTCTCGAAAGTATCTGCAAGCTTGGCTGTTATCTGATCCATGCTCATAGTCTTAAGCTGAGCGGATGTAAGTCCTATGCCTAACTTAGATAGAGCGGCAGTATTGCCCTCGGCGGCCTTAGCCATTGCATTAGTGACTGCCTCGAGTGACTTGCCTGAACCGGCTGCAACATCAATCGCAACAGTCTGAAGCTCTTGAGCCTTCTGTAAATTGCCAGTTGCCCTGGACAATCTTTCTAAGGATGGTCTGAGATCATCATCGGTCACACCAAAGGCTAGGGAAGTCTTGGTTATGTAATCCTCTGTAGCGGCTATCTGAGCATCTGTAGCACCAGTTACATTCTTAAGAGTAAGGGCTAACTTCTCCTGGGCTGCTGCATCAGCAATGGCAGACTTAACGCCATCGATGGCTAACTTGCCTGCATAGGCTACGGCTGCGGCTCCGGCAGCTGCGAAGGCTAGACCGGCTTTCTTGCCAAAATCTGAAACCTTGTCCCCAAATGAAACAACATCGTTATCTGCTTTATTGAGGTTCTTAGTAAAGTTATCGACATCGGCAAGCAGCTTGAGCGTTAATGCTCTTGTACCTGTAGCCATTATGTCCACTCCTTAAGAATCTTGTCGAATGATTCAGTCCATCTTGCCACGATTTGCGGTTGTATCTTGCGAAGCGTTGGATAGATAAACCAACCCTTAGAGCCTCGACCTTCACGGCCTGACCACACAGGGAATTGCTTAAACTTGTTGGATCCGAATTCTGAACCGCCCCAGATTGTCTTAGTGGTTGCGCCACCTGAGAATTTCTGAGAAGCGAATCCATAAGTAATCTCACCAATACGGCTTGATTTCTTGACCTTGGAACCTTGAGCAATTCGACCAGCGACCTTATTGCTTGCAAGAGAGTTAGCCTTCTGGATAACTTCATCTCGAGCGAATTCAGCCAGAGCGCCTGATTGGCGCTTGGCTTCATCGTTGGCTTCCTCACCCATATTCTTTAGAGCCTTGAATACCTGGCGCAACTCTGTCTGGTCAAGTGCTACTAATTCACTTGCCATTACGCTGCTCCAATACTTCTATAGCTGTGAGAATATCCTCGGCACTTTGCCAATGATCCATAGGAATCTGTGTGGCTATTGCCAATTCAACTAAGAGTCGGCTTACGCTTCCTCTTGGATGACTTTTGGGTCTCCTTCACCTACTTCAACATCGTCTACGGATTCCATCCATTGATCTAATGTCTTAGTCGGCTTACCGCCTGCTTCACGCTTCATGGCGCTATGTGCTACATAAAGAATGTCCCACATTCCGCCGAACTGAGAGATAACCTTTTTAGTTGCCATCTCCCATCGGGCGTAATCTGGCGGGCGAACCATGTAACTGGTTTCGGTTCCGTCTGTGTATTTAATTGTGATCTGCTGTTGCATTGTTTGCTCCCGTTTCTATTGTTTAGCTGAAGGTTTCTACTACAGCGCCCTTTGATACCTTGAATGTAAAGTCTACAGTCTGTGCGTCTGTTCCCGCTCCGCCTGCTGTTGGGAATTCAGGCATGATTGGGAATACGAACTGAGCGCCTGTAGCCGCTGTGAGTGTAACGCTGATGTCTGTATCTGGTGCTGACTCTGCTGCTGTCCATAGAGCTTCGCATACTGAGTTAGCCTTACCCCAGTCGGCTAGCATTGAAAGTGCGAATGTGCCTTCAATGTTAGTGGTCTTGTAAGCCTCGCCATCGAGAGTCTGGTATGTCTCGCGAAGGTTGGTCTTAGTTAGGACTGCTGAAAGTGCTTGTGCCTCGATATCTGTTCCACCTGTGAAAGATAGAGAAATATCGCGCCCTGTGATTACTACGGTTGCCATATTATTTTCCTTTAGTTTGTTTGTGTGTAGTAGGTAGAAACCCTGATATCGGCCACCAATACATTGGAAGGGCCAACTTGAGTTACTGTTGGTTTTTCAACCGCTCCGACTGTGTACCCCACCGGGATCACCTTCAGAACACTTATGACGAGCTGCTCGAGGTTATCGAGCGAAGCCGGGTTGCTGTTATATGCAACTGCGACTGAGATTACAAGATTAATTTTAATGTGAAGCGTGGACTTGTTAATGGTCTCTAATTCAAGGTAAGGAGAATCCGGGACTGTAACTACAAATGGCACCATAGGCGCTTCTGGCACATAGGCGTACACATTGCCTGCAACTCCTGCAAAGGCTGTAGCTAGTGGGGTGCGTACTGTGTCGAGAATTGTGTTAGGCATTATTGCACCATTGAATCGGTGTCGATGTATGCCCCTAAGAGTCCTGATACGCGATTAAAGAGACTGCGGCCTAAGCGGTAAGGCGAGACATTAGTAAAGTCGATTCCCTCGATCTGTCCACCAGGAGCGATACGAGATTGGAATACTTCTACCGATACGGCTAGGACTGCTGACTCGACGGCACTCACGCCGACATAAGTAGCTGCGCCTGAAAGGGTAGCCTTGCCTGAAGGGATGACATTACGGCCATCAATGTCTGCGTTAGTAATTGAGACTGTAAAGAATCCGTTAAAGTCACGATAAACGCCGTCTACGAATACTCGAGAATTAGAGTTCATGACATAAGTATCGATGTCGTAGTTGCTAGATTCTAAGATTGTAAAGGTTCCGTTGAATGGGGTTCCGCAGCCTGTGATAACTACGCTCTGACCCTCTGAAAAATTGTTCTCGCCTAGGACTGTGTAATAGGCAATATTATCCTGGAGTTCAACACGGGATATTGGTGAAGCGTAAGTAACCAGCATGGGCAAAATTACGGCCTCAGCGGTATCTATCACATCGGTTAGATATGCGTCATTGTAAAGGGATACAGAGACGCCAAGGATTGACCTTAGCTCTGCTACGGTGACTATCGATGCCATCTCTGTATCCTCTCTATTAAACGACTGGGGGAGCCACCGGGAGCAGCAGCCCCCCCATGATTAGTTATTTACTATGCAACCATGTAACGGTATGCGCCTGCTGCGATCTTGGTAGCGATTGCACCATAACCGTAGTATCCAACCTGAACCTGACCTGTTGAGATGAGGTTTGTCTGGAGTGAGAGGCGTGGTGACTCGTACCATGTGTAAGCATCTGGGTTAACGATAATCATTGAGTTATCGCCTGTACCTGAAAGGTTACGAGCTACGCGAAGGTTGAGACCGAGAAGGTTTCCACGAACTGCTGTTGCTGTAAGTGTGCCGCCTGCGTTCTGTGGGTTGATTGTCTGTTGGAATATAGGGCGATTTGAGGAATCGACCAGTCCCATGAGGACACCCCATTGCGCTGGAGATACTGCGATGTTTGTTGCGAATCCGAGTGTGTTCTCGTAGATTGAAACTGCTGCATCTGATACGAAATCAGCTGCAAGAGCGCCAGTTGTAAGAGTACGGTTTCCACCGTCTGTTCCGCCTGCAATAAGTGCAGTTCCGACTGCTACATCTGTTGCCTTTGCGTATGCGTATTCCATTTGGCGTACGAGTTCAGCAAAGAAAGCAGGTGATGAGCGATCTAGAAGCTCGAGTGAGAATGTCTGCTGTCCGATGTACTTCTTAACATCGACTGATACGAAAGCAGCGTTCTGGTCTGTCTCTGATGGTGTTCCGCCTTCAGATGCGATTGCAACTGTTGGAGCAACTGTAATCTTTGGAATCTCGAAAGTCATACCTGCATCTGGCAATGCGCCTGATGAGATTGAGTCGATCAATGGGCGGTCTGCGTTTGAGATGCCGTTAATTACCTCTGTGAGTTGACGAGTTGGTACAAGACCAGCGTTGTCTGTTGTGTCTGCTGCTGCTGCAACATACATCTTTGATTGGTCGTTGCCTAGTGAAGCGCGGACTGAGTGCTCGAGATAAGAAGCCTTATCAACGAT